GGATTTTCATAAGAAAAAAAAGGAGGCCGTTACCGACCTCCCCCTCGTTATTAAGCGGTGGTAATGTCCTCGATGGAAGCAAAACTTGTGACCTGGCGCACTGCAACATCAAATGTAATAATGCCGCGAACTGAGGTCAGAGCCTTGCTGAAGTCATCGGAATCAGTGCCCACGGTGATCTCAAGGCCGTTGCCATAAAAGCCAAGCATTGCTTGGCTAAAATCACCAGCAACCAAAGCGGAACACACGCTAGAGCTAGAACCTTTTGTCAGGTTGGAAGGCACAGCGTTTGTAACGGCAATCGGGTAGCCGTTCAGAGTCAGAGGCGTAGGGCCACGACCAACAGCCTGCAGATCGGTGTTGTAGAGGAAAGCACCGTCAGTGGCGGAAGAACCACCAGCGCGAAGTTTCTTCAGACCACCCATCACTTTGGCGTTAGTGATGTAAGCCATGTTTGGGCCACCGGCGTTGTCCTGGAGCACTTCAGTCTCTAGATCAACAATCTTCTCCATAGTGATTGCACCGCCGTTGGTGCCCATAGCCACAGAGCCGATGCCGCTGGTGTTGCGAATGCCGGTGGGCTGACCGGAAGAACCGGAACCGTTTAGCACTGCAGAATCAACAGCAGCGTTGATCCCGTCAGTCAAGTCACGACGCACCAGCTCCTCAATGCCAGGAGTGGCTTGAAGCAGGGTCTGCCGGCTGTACTTAGACAGTGCTGCCAAGTTTTTAGGTGACATTGTCACCTGATCAAAAGTGGATTCAGACTGCGTAATTGCAGTGGTCTCAGATGACAGGTAATAAACGCTTCCAACGCCAGAACGACGGGGGATTGCAACATCACCGACCAAGCCGGTCAAAGTACGAACGCCAAGGCCAACTACCGGAGAAGAGTTCCGCAGTGCCTCAATGAAATCATCGGCCAAAAGCTCAGTAGCGACCAAGTTGCCGCCGGTCGTTGCACCAGAGGTGACGTAGGTGGCGCGTTGGCTTAAGGCAGAGAACGGAACAAAGAAAGAACGCTCACCAGTGGCGCTTAGACCCGACGTGCGTGCAACCTCTTGGCTCAGTTCACGGACAAGACCAGCACCGTGAGAAGACCAGTCACCAGTGATCAAGGCGCGAACGCCATCCATGAGCTGATAACGCTCTTGAGTCTGTTGACCAAGGTCAACAGGAGCCACGGTCTCAACCGGCTTAGCGCCGATTTTTTCGAGCACAGCCTCGCGGGCAACATCTAGAGATGCGCCGCTATCGATCAATTGCTCAGCCAAGTCACGCATTTCGTGCTTGCCGCACAATTCTTGAATGTTGCGGATGCGGTTGCGCTCTGCAGAAGCTGCCTTTTTGGAAGCCTCGTCGCGCACCACACTGATGTCAGGTGCAGTGGACATTTGATTCTCAGAATCGGGTTTACTTTGTGGTGCGACGCGAGCCGCAGAGTCAGCCGTAATGGCTTCTTCTTCTTCGAGTATAGGAGCAGACAGCAAAGATCTACCTACTCCTATGCGCGGGTCAGCGGGGACGCTGACGACGCTTAATTCGTATGGCTCCCAATTTGTGGCTACAAATTCGCTATTACGCTCTTCCATTTCTTTAATCCTGTAACCAACCGAGATATTTCGCATAACGCCATCTTTAACGTCAGTAAGAATTTCTTGCGCAAAACTGTTTCGGCTAAAACGGACGCGGCTGTAGCCCTTCTTTTTGTCCTTGTCGATATAGGCACGCTCGACCACACCGATGGGTCGATCCATGTCATGGTTAAAAAGCAAAGGCGCACCATCGTTCAAACGAGCCAAATCAGCCGCACCATCTTCATGGCTGAGGACTTCAACGCCGAAAGACCGCTCTACTGGGTATTCAGAGCTGAAGCTAAATTCGACTGTGCGCTCCTCTTGCTCTTCAAACTTGGTCTCACCAGCCCTTTTGTAAAGAGTTGCAACAGAACGCAAGGCTGCAATTTTTGTAAGCGTTGAAAACCGATGGCCTACCTTTACGTCAGTTGGCTCATTGCCTTCATCAGTCTCTCTATAAACAGTAATAAGCGCTGCCGGGTCATCCTCATCACCGTTTACCGTAAAATCTGAGTCGGGCACATTGATCGTGCCATCTCGGGTAATCCGATCAACTCGGCCTTGCGCTGTGCCGCCGCTCGCATCCCAACGCACAAAATCTCCAACACTTAGCTCATCTGGCTCGGCTCTAAGCACTGTGTCAACAGTCATGGTGCGGTCTTGTATTTTTCTCATTCTATCAATAGTTGCCACTTTCTTGCTCCTCAACGTTTTCTGCATCCTCACCCCCAGGCGCAAGAGTGTCGCCAAAAGCGTCAACGGTGTTGGCCGGCTTGTACTGGCTAGCACCGCTGCCGTTAACAGCAGATGGATCTGTGTCGGTAATAATGTTCATTTCATCAAGCTTGGCTAGCTCTGACTGACGAGCCACCAAGAATTCATCAAAGTCACCTCCATTTTCAGCCACGCAATCAGCAAGTGTTTTAAACCCGCTGCGTACTGCTGCTTTCTGTGCAGCAATTTCCTTTTGCGGGTCAACATAGTGATAGCCCCTGCAGACCCAACGCACAGCCTCATAACGCTCAGGCTCGGTTTCGTAAGTAGGCAAATTTAATGCGCCACTCAGCACAGCCATCTCAAGCCAAGCGTCATAAATAGGCTGGTAAAATTGATCTTTCATCATCTGCTGTATAGATCGCCAGTTGTCGCGGTCCTGCAGTAGAGCAAGTCGTGATGATGAGTAATTTGATTGTGAATAATCGTTTGACAAGACCTCGTAGGAGCACCCGACACCTGCACCAAGTGCCCTGAGCTGTGCCCTAAGGAACGGCTCATATTCGCCATTAGGCGAATCCATGTCAGGAATAGTGACCGATTGCCCAGGAGCTAGATAAGCAAATTTTCCTGGTGAAAACGATTCGACTCTTTCGTTTTCAAAAACCTCGTCACCAACTAGCTCGCCCTCCGGTGTTTGGATAAATCCCATCAGAGCAGAACTTGCCCGCGCACGCACTACACTTGCCTGTTCCCATCCATCTAGGTGATGCATTCTCTGCATTGCAGATGCAAGCCAAGGCACCCCACGAGTTTGCCCAGGTCGCGCAGATGTCCGGTCAAAAAGATGCACAATATCTTTTGCTGGAACAATAATGTGACGTTTACTAGGCTCTCTTGTTGGGAATGCAGTATCACCAGGATGACGGCTCAAGAAGGCATAGCTAACAGGACGGCCAAACTTGTCTAACTCAACTCCCAGTTTCCAAACGTTGCCAGCCTTTGTTGAAGGGCTGTTGTAATCTTCATCAAGCTGGTCAGCTTCTAGCACCTCGAGAGCAAAGTTGACTTTGCTACGGCCAAACTTTTGACGCACCATGCGAATAAAAACTTCGCCGCTTTCGCACATTGACGAAACAGCAAGTTTTTCAATGTCGGCAAAGCATAATTGCCCTGCAGTGTTGCAACTGTCTTTGCGGCCCCACGTTGACCAAGCTTTTTCAATCTGTTCGTTAATACGAGTGTCTAGTTTGCCGCCACGCTGACGCATTACCTGTGCTTGCAACCTGACGCCTGTGCCAACAACAGAATTTCTAATAACACGAACAGCAGATTTTGCGTAATCATTGTCCCGCACAAGTTGGCGTGACCTTGACCGCAAACGTTTCAAGCTGCCTTTGATTTCTTGGTCAGCAGAAGTAACAGAGGTAACCCAGTCAGAAGTCAACCGGCTGGCCTGCGCTCCCGCAAACATACGTGCGCGTGGTTTTTTTATTGGCTCAGGATTAGATCGCCAAAGCTCGCGCCACGCAGATTGAATACCCATCAGAACCTCACGTATAAAGAATTGGGATCACCCAACCCGTTAGCAATTTTGGCAGCTCTGCGCTCCCTTGCAACAATTGCTATTAACCTGTTTTCTCGTATTCGCAGCTCTGCAAGATCAACACGTTTAAACGTACGGCCCCCAATGCTGTACTCTGCAGCTTTGTCTGCAATGATTTCCCGTATTGCTTTTGTAACTGCCTTCAAATCTTTTTCAGCTTGAGTTTGCCCATCAAATGCTGCAGCATTTCCCGTGTATGCGTAGCTGGCAAACACTTCCGCCCGCGCAGTCCCTAGAGGAAATTTTTCGCTTCCCTTTGTTGCCTCTGCGTATATGTACCAGTTACCAGCATTAAATGCCGCACTATCAGTTGCAGAAATTGTAAACTCCCAACCAGTTCCGTAGGCTGTCCCTACAACTGTATGCGCCTCATGCGCGTGGTCGTATCTCAAATAGTAGGTGAGCGTCCAGTCCCCAGAAGTGATGCTTTCATTCAATGGTCCTACAAATCCATCGTCTCGCCATTTGATGGTCTGACCAGCGTAGATCTGTTTGGGGATGTTCACGCTACCAGCTGTTGACAAACGACGGAGCCGGCGAAGACGGCTTTGCCTTAGATTTTAGCGGACTTCTGCCCCCAGATTCCAGCTTTTCTGCCAAATTTTGCCACATGGTCAGTTTAGGCAGCCTGCGACTATAAAGAAGCATTGCTGCATAGGCATAGACAAAGCAATCTAAGGCCTCATTTCGTGCTGATGCTTTTTTTACCCATTCACGGATTGGAAAGCCACGATGAAAACGTAATCGTTGTTTTTCTGCTGTCAACTGTTCAAAGTATTCATGATCAGCAGCTAAACCAAAGTTAACACTACCTAAGCCTTCTTTGTGGCGCATACGGCCAAACAACGTAGTTTTAATCGTGTCAGTGCCCAGCATGTACAATGTAACTCCCTTTTTTACTATTCTTCCCTTCCAGTTCACATCAACCTTGCTGCCTTTGCCAAGGGCTGCACTGTTGCGCTTGCTGCTTCCCTTAATTGGCACTGCCCCTTGACGTATTCTGTCGCGGCAATAGTTGTAGGTTTCGCTTGTGCAGTGACCGCCGGAGTCGATTGCCATCTGAGCAATGACTAAATGCTTGCCTGACTCGGTGTCCCATTCTGTGCGTAATACTTGATCCAGCTGTCCCCACACTTCAACAGCTGTTGGGTCACCCAATAATTTTTGATGCCAAACGAGCCAAGCTGTTTCGCCCTCACCCCATCCCCACACAGATACCTCAAGCCGGTCATCTTGAACGTCTACGCCAGCAGTTAGCAAAACTACTCCTTCAGGGCAAATGCCTGGCTTATACTCCAAGCGCTTCGCCATCAAACCATCAGCATTAACTTGCGCCGCATAGTCTTCTGAAAATGTCTCTGCAAGCCTAGTGTTCACAAAGGTTCTTAGCGCAGCCGGATCATTTTTGGCTCTTAAAAAATCTTCAGCTAATTGACCCCAACTGGCCCAACCTAACGGACTATACAAACCATTTAACTGAAAACCTGCTGTCTTACCATTAAACGGCGCATGATTGCGCCATTCGCCAGCAGGCAACATTTTTGTTTTGTTATGTTCCCCAAAACGTTCTTTGCAATGTTCGCATTCATATTCAGCCGTTTCAGGTTTGTCTTTTTTCCACTTTAATCTAGGCCATTGCAAGTGCTGATAAGCCCCACACGCAGGGCATGGCACGTAGTAATAACGCATGTCTGATTTTAAAAATTCAGATTCAATGCGGCTAAAATCTTTTACCGTTGGCGTAGATGTTAAAAGTATTTTGCGCCTAGCAAATGTTGTCGTCCTTCTTTCTGCCAAACTTACAGGATCACCCTCGCCCTGTATTTCCTGCATAGCGTCAATCTCATCCATAAATAAATAACGGCAAGGCGCAGACCGCAAACCCGTTGCGCTGTTTGCACCAGTTAACAACATAATGCCACCAGGAAACTCTTTAGCAAACATTGTGTTTCCGCTGTCTCTTGACCTGGCTGGTGCGATTTTGCTATTAAGCCTTGGCGTGTCTTGGATCATGCTTTCCAACCTTTGCTTTGACAGTCGCTTTGCCATCTCAATTGTTGGCTGAACGCACAACATTGGGCCAGGCGCATGATCAATGACATACGCTAAAAAATTGCTTCCAGCTTCTGTTTTTCCACTTTGTGCAGAAAACATCATTACAACTCTTTGAACTGGGCTGTCATTTGACAGACAATCCATAGGCTCTTGCAGGTATGGCGTGCGACTTGTACGCCATGGCCCAGGCTCCGCACTGGCCTTGCTGCTTAACTTCCTGTAACGATCAGCCCACTCGGAAACCGTTAGAGCGTCCTCTGGCCTTAAACCTTTTAAAAATCCGTCGCGGTATGGATTAGGCATCACAAAGCTCGATCAGACATTGCCTGTGCTCCCGCACTAGCATTTGATGCACTCTTGCCGGATCCGTTTCACCTGCCAACTCGTTTGACAAACGGTCTGCCAAATTTGACAGCGCTTCACGCACTGCTCGACCAACGGCAAAACTCTCTTTCTCGACCTCGTTAGCTGGCACCAAGTCTTTCAGCTGTTGCCCCATTTTTATCTTTGCTAACTCGGCGTCATAAAACTCACGCCGCGCACGACTCACATTCAGTAACGGAATCTCTTCGTCTTGCATCCGCTCAAGCTGCGGCAATACCTCAGCCTTCTGAGAACTCTTAAGGTCTTGCGTATTCAGTTCCCACAACTCTAGACCAGTTTTGTCATCGATCATTCGGCGGCCGTTAACTTCCTTAACCGCTCCATCTATCCTTCCTGACTGTACGGCGTAAGTGACCGCAGGCCTTGACACGCCTTTGATCTCAGCGAATTTTGCAAACGTCACCAACATTGGCTTTTTTGGCTTGTTAAGGGGAATCCTAGTGGAACTGAACCCAAGTTAACAACTATTTGTTTCTGGCGCTACAGAAAAAACGAGCTT